CTTTTCTGTAGGCATCTGCGAAATTTTGAAATCGAAAATTGTTTGGAGTTTTGATCATGGGGCGACCACCGAAGCCGAATGAAATCAAACGTGCCACCGGCAACCCTGGTCAACGTAAGTTGCCCGAGTTGGCGACTGTCCAAATTTTGCCGATGGCTCATGAAATCCCTGAGCCACCAGCCGACCTGCAAACTGAGGGTCGCGACTTGTGGAACAAGGCGTGGGGAATGGCTATCACTTGGCTGTCTCCGCAGTCAGATTTGCAGTCCATCATTCATGCCTGTCGAGCTGCTGATGATGTTGCCGTTGCGCGTGCGCGTTACCGCGCCACAACTGACCCTGCCGATGCGCGTGCGCTGGTGGCGGTGTCTAAGACTTTCACTGATGCGCTTTCATCGCTTGGCTTTGATCCGACTTCGCGTTCGCGACTTGGCGTTGCCGAGGTCAAGAAGCAGTCGGTGCTGGATGAGTTGATTGCTCGAAGGCAGTCAAAGCAGACATGACCAAACGACAGGGCGCAAAGATTCAGGCATGGCCGCCTCGCTGGCTCACACCTGTGCCTGCCGCTGATTTGAAACGCTCTCGCGGTTTGGATGTTGTGGACTTCGCGCAAGGCTTGTGCAAAATCACGAAAGAGTCCATCGCCGGCAACGCTGGTGAGCAAATGGTTTTCAGACCTTGGCAAACTGAGTTGACTCGTCAACTGTTCGCGGTGAAAGCCGACGGCAAGTTGCGCCACAAGACTGCCCTGATTGGCCTGCCACGAAAGAATGGCAAGTCGGCGTGGGCGGCGGCGATTGCTCTTGAGCATTTGGTTCTTGGCCCTAGCGGTGGCGAAACGTATTCCTGCGCTGCCGACCGCCAGCAAGCAAAGATTGTGTTTGACACTGTGAAGGAAATGATTCGCCTTCAGCCTGAGTTGTCGGAGTTTCTGCAGCCGTTTCGGGATGCAATTTTCAACCCTAAGACTGGCAATGTGTATCGCGCTTTGAGTGCCGAGGCTTTCACAAAGGAAGGTTTGTCGCCGACGTTTGTTGCCTTTGATGAGGTTCATGCCCAGCCGTCGCGTGAGTTGTGGGATGTCATGCAGCTCGGTCAGGGTGCGCGTATTGAGCCGATGATGATTGGCATCACGACTGCCGGCGTGAAGGTTGATTCAAGCGGTCAAGATTCTTTGTGTTATGGCTTGTATCAGTACGGCCAGAAGGTCGCCACTGGCGAAGTCGATGACCCTTCATTCTTTTTTGCTTGGTGGGAAGCCATCGAAGGCAGTGACCATCGCGATCCGAAAACGTGGGCGCAGGCTAACCCTGGCTTCGATGACATTGTGGCGAAGGCAGATTTTGAATCTGTTATCAACCGCACACCTGAGTCTGAGTTTCGCACAAAGCGTTGCAATCAGTGGGTGTCAGTTTCTGACACTTGGCTTCCTGCTGGTGCGTGGGATGCGACTGCTTCTGACCGCACTGTTGATGACGGCTGTGATGTTGTTTTGGCTTTTGACGGTTCGTTCAACGGTGACTGCACTGCCATCATTGGCGTGACGGTTGAGGAACAGCCTCACGTTTTTGTTGTGCAAGTGTGGGAGAAGCCCGACAATGAGGCTGCCGATTGGCAAGTGCCTGTGTTGGAAGTTGAGGATTGCATCCGCCAGTCGGCGATGCGTTGGCAGGTGTTGGAGATTGCGTGCGACCCTTATCGGTGGGCGCGGACTTTTCAGATTCTTGAAGATGAGAATTTGCCTGTTGTGTTGTTCCCACAGTCGCCTGCTCGCATGACTCCAGCAACATCACGCTTCTTTGAAGCGGTGATGAATAAGACCATGAGCCATGATCCGAACGCGACGTTTGCTCGCCACGTTGGCAATGCCAAGTTGCGCACTGACAATCGCGGCTCGCGTTTGTCGAAAGAATCGCGCAACTCGCAACGTCGTATCGACTTGGCTGTTGCTTCGGTGATGGGTTTGGAACGTGCCGCATGGTGGTTCAGTGATGGTCAGTCTGCTGGCCCAATGATTTTTGACCCTTGGGAAGGTGAAGGTTCGGATGTTGTTTCGCCAATATTTGACGACCTCGATTGAGATTGCAGGCGCAACTTCAATCACTGTCGGCTCGGGTTTGCAGTTTGGTTTGCCTGTCGCTTTGATTGTTGGTGGCGTTCTTGCCATTGTGTTTTCGTATTTTGCTAGTGACGATTTTGGAGATGAGGCCTGATGAGTCTGCTTCGACGTGGCGCAGTGTATGGCCGTTATCCGCAGTTCAATAACTATGTTGCGCCGTTGTCTCAGCTCTACGGCCAGACAATGGTCACATCCGCTGCCGGCGAGCGCATTGACGAATGGACTGCTCTTGGCATTTCATCGGTGATGTCGTCGGTGACGTTGCTTGCCGATTCGGTTGCTGCGCTTCCGCTTCGTTGTTTTGAGGTTGTTGACGGCAAGCGCACATCGGTTGCGTTGCCTGACATTCTGGCGAACCCTGACCCTACGTCGAATACGTTCGAGTTTGTTCACCAGTTGATGGCTTCGCTGGCACTTCATGGCAACGCCTACATTCACATTGACCGCGACCGTTTCGGAAACATGATTGGTCTTGTGCCGTTGCATCCTTACCAGATGCAGGTGCTTCCAACTGGTGACCAGATTGGGCGCAGGTATTTGCATCTCGGTAATGAGATGGATGCGGATTCAATTATTCACATTCGTTGGTTCACACCACCGCAGTCCCTTGTTGGTGTGTCGCCGTTGATTCAGTCGCGCACCTTGGTTGGCTTGTCGCTGGCGATGGATCGTCACCTAAGCCAGTTCTATGCTGATGGTGGCACTCCTTCTGGCGTGTTGTCTACAACACAGAAACTGACCCTTGATCAGGCTCGCACTATTCAGGGAACGTGGGAAGCAACTCACCGTCGCCGCCGTCGGCCTGCCGTGTTGTCTGATGGTTTGACATACACACCAATCACAACGTCAGCCGCTGATTCGCAGATGATTCAAACTCGCGAGCAGTTGGTTCGTGACATTGCTCGAGTGTTCCGTATTCCGTCGCACATGATTGGTGCGACTGGTGACAATCAGACTTATCAAAACGTTGAGCAGGCTTCCATCAACTTCTTGACCTACACTGTCACTCCTTGGATTCGCCGTATCGAAACTGCGCTCAGTGCCATCATTCCTGTCGGTCAGGATGTTGTGTTTGATTTCAATTCACTACTTCGCGTTGATGCTTTGACTCGCGCTCGCGTGAACACAATGCTCATTCAGACTGGTTCGATGTCGCCTAACGAGTCGCGCCAAACTGTTGGTCTTGAGCCTTACGATGGCGGAGATGTGATGAACCAGTCACTTGTCGGCACTGTTGTTGCCGGTGGCGACTTGCCTTCGTTGGGTGCTGACGAACAACCGCAAGCACCTGTCATGGGGGTTCTTGAGTAATGGCTGAAACTTACAGGCCGCCACAGGGCGTGCGCGACGAGGCTAAGCGTGCGTTGGCATGGATCGCTGACGGCAAGGCTGGCGACGGTTTCACTGACACTGGTCGCGCTCGTGCAGTTCAACTCGCTAATGGCGATGCGGTTTCGGCTGACACAATTTTGCGGATGTATTCATTCTTTGCTCGCCATGAAGGCGACAAGCAAGGCGCAGGGTTCAAACCCGGTGACGATGGTTATCCGAGCGCAGGTCGAGTGGCTTGGGCGGCTTGGGGTGGAGACCCAGGTTATTCATGGGCATCAAAGATTCGTGAACAACTTCGTGCGCGTGCAGCACTTTTGGAAGGCGGAAACGTGGAGAAGCGTGACGTGATTGCTATTGACGAGCTAGAAACAACACCAGACTTGGGCGAGGAATTGCTTGAGACTATGGCCGATGTCGTGGTTCTTTACTTCCGCGCACATGGTGCGCACTGGAATGTGAAGGGTTCAGACTTCTCTGAATATCACGCATTGTTCAATGAAATTTATGAGGACATCTATTCAAGCATCGACCCACTGGCAGAGAATCTGCGCAAGTTGGGAATCGTTGCGCCTTTCCGTTTGGTGGACTTCATCGAGCTGTCAACGCTTCAAGATGCAAACCCTGGACAGGATGCGCTTGCACTTGCACGCGACCTGCTCAACGCCAACGATGTGGTCATTGACAATCTGTCTGATGCGTTCGACTGTGCAACCTATTTCAAGCAACAAGGCATCGCCAACTTCTTGGCTGACCGTCTTGACAAGCACCAGTTCTGGAAGTGGCAACTGACCGCTTCACTTGGTGAGGAAATCACCGAGCCTAGCCCTGATCCTGTGAATGCTCAAGGTGTTGACGAGGATGACGTGTCAGGTGTTTATGACATGGGCATGATGCGTTCGGCTACTGGCGACATGGGTTTGCCTGTCGCTGGTCGTAGCCTTGCGTGGGATTCGTCAGCTGCTGAGGGTCGTGTTCGTGCGTGGGCTGGTGGCGATGACATTGACTGGTCAATGTATGGCAAGGCGTTCTTTTACTTTGACAACAAGAATCCTGAAAACTTTGGTTCGTACAAGTTGCAGTTCGCTGACATTGTGCAGGGACAGTTGCAGGCAGTGCCGAAGGCAATCTTTGCTGTTGCCGCTGTGTTGAATGGTTCGCGTGGCGGTGTGGACATCCCGTCTGCTGATGCTGATGCGATCAAGAAAAAGGTTTCGGCTTATTACGACAAGATGGCGACCGAGTTTGACGATGCGTCACTTGTTGCACCGTTCGAGGGTCGTGCTGCTCAGGCTCGTCTTGGTGTTGGCACGTTCGTGTCGTGGCCGTCAGGTGGCGACCGCGCTAATGGCAAGATTGAAAAGGTTGTCACGTCAGGGCCTGCCGCTTCGAGCGATAACTACATTCTGGAAGCAACCAGCGATGACCCTGCGTACATTATTCGTATTTTCAAGAAGCAGGGCAATGGTTTTATCCCGACCGAGCAGACTGTCGTGCATCGTGCCGATTTGCTGAATGTTATTTCCAGCCTGCCTGCGCCACGTTCACAGGAGATGGACATGATTGAGGAACGCAAGTCTGCTATTGCCACCGCCGACAAGGTGACGTTTGAAACAGAGATTCGCACCATTGCGACAACTGACGGTTCGCTTCGAATTGGTGGCTATGCTGCGCAGTTCAATCAGGAAGCAACTGGTTTGAATTTCCGCGAGATGATTGCACCGGGCGCGTTCAAGCGTTCACTTGATTCAGGTCAGCCTGTGTTCCTGCTCATCAACCATGACACTGATTCGTTGCCGTTGGCATCGACCCAGTCGGGAACAATGATGTTGTCTGAGGACAATGTTGGTTTGCGTATGGAAGCGACTCTTGATCCGAATAATCCTCGCGCAGTTGAGTTGGCTTCAGCTCTTGAGCGTGGCGATGTGAACAAGATGTCGTTCGCGTTCACTATTGCACCTGGTGGCGATTCTCGCAAGGATGGTCTGCGCACATTGTCTGACGTGAACCTGTTTGAGGTTTCTGTTGTGACATGGCCTGCCTATGATTCGACCGATGTTGGTATGCGCACCGCTGATGCGGAGTCTGCCGAATTGGAAGCGTTAGAGTTGCGCCGTCGCAAGCTTGCGCTTCAATCAAAGTTTCTCAACAAATAAGTTGAGATGAATCCCCGACGTGGTCACACCTCGGCGATAACAATCACACACACTACAAGGAGACATTATGTCTATGCTTGACAATCTACGCGAGGCACGCAGCAACGCTGCTGCTGATGCGGAAGCATTGCTTGCCGGCGAAGTCAGTGCTGAAGCACTGGATTCTGCTGAGGCTCGCCATGCAGAGATTGCTGACCTTGATGCAAAGATTGCAACGGCCGAGGCTCTTGAGGCTCGCACCGCTGCACTTGCAGAAGCACGCGCCACTTCTGGCGTGAAGGCTTTTGGTTCAGCAGTTGTAACTAAAGAACAGATGACCTACGACAACGGCTCTGACAATTCATTCGTTCGCGACATGATCGGCGCAACGCTCAAGAATGACCCAAATGCTTGGGGTCGTCTTGCACGTCACCAGCAAGAAGTTGCTGTTGAGACTCGCGACATTGGTCGTACGGATGGTTCTGGTGGAGACTTTGCAATTCCTGTGTACCTCGTCAACGAGTACGCAGAATTTGCGCGTGCGGCCAGAGTTACCGCAGACAAGGCCACAAAAATGGCCCTTCCTGCTTTTACGGACAACGTAAATATCCCTCAGATTACGCTCGGTACTCGCACAGGTTTTCAGGCCGCGGATAACTCCAGCACCTATTCACCTACGTCACCTCGTGACATGGTGACATCGACTGTGTCTGCACCTGTTCGCACAATCAGTGGTTTCGAAAACGTATCTATTCAGCTCGTTGAGCAGAGTCCCATAGCCGGCGGCCTTGATCGCTTAGTATTTTCAGACCTTATGGCCGATTATGCTTTGCAACTCAATACTGCTGTTGCTGGCAATGCTGATGGCACTTCAAACAATTTGAAGGGCTTCACCAACCTTGGCTCAGACACAACTAACGGAGTGCCTGTCACCTGGACACAGACAACGCCGGACATCGCAACTGGCTTGTCGTCAATCACGAAGGCAATCAGCCAGGTTGTCAACAACCGTTACCGCGATGTCGAAGCAATCATCATGTCTGCTTCAACGTGGTACTGGATGGCTTCACAGGTTGACGGTCAGTCTCGCCCAATCATCGTTCCAACTGGCAATGGTCCATTCAACGCTGCTGGTGTAACCAGTGCGCCGGGTGCTGCTGCTGGTCTAGTCGGAACAATATATGGCGTGCCCGTTTTCGTTGATGCCACGCTCAAGAATGCGGTCGGCACGAACCAGTCACCAATCCTTGTTGGCAAGTTCTCTGATTCGTACTTGTTCGAATCGTCTCCAAAGACAAGAGTTTTGCCGGATGTCCTGTCTGCGAACCTCACGGTGAGGTTCCAAGTTTATGGTTACGCTGCATTTGCTCACCGTTTCAACAAGGCTGTTTCTGCCATCTCTGGCACTGGAACAATCACACCTTCCGGATACTAATCTGGGTAAAGCAGGTGGCAGGCTTTCGGGTCTGCCACCTGCACTTCCTAACAAAATCAGGGGATGATTTTATGGGTGCTATGAAACACCTTTTGCTCGATGCTGCGGTTGCGGTGTCGAAAGCGGTTGAGGCTGGTGCTTCAATCGAGAACATTTTAGAAACTGTCGACTATCTCAATGACCGACCGTCACCGACAGTTGAGAAGGCTGCATGGTTTCCGACTCATTTGCCGAATGTTGAGTCGCGATGAGGTCGCGTGAAACTGTGTGCATTGGCATTCCGCACGATGGCAGGATTGACACCGAGTTGGCGTTGAATCTTGTGACACTGATGCGCGAACGCAAGTCACGGATTGACTCGATGCAAATGGTCAAAGGTGTCGGACTTCTCGCTCGGACTCGCAATCTGATTGTGAAAAACTTTCTTGACGACACGAACGCCGACTGGTTGTTGATGTGCGATTCGGATCAGACTTTGCCGCTGGATGTGTTCGACAAGTTGGTGGACACAGCTCACAAAGAGGACAAGCCGTTTGTTGCCGGTCTGGTGTTCGCGGCGTTCTTTGAGAATGAAGTGCTTCGACCTGTGCCTGCTATCTATTCGGGCGACACGATTGACCAGTTGTTTCCGATTGACGACTATCCGAAAGACACGGTCATTCCGATTGGTGCTTCTGGCACTGGTTGCATTCTGATTCACCGCCGTGTGCTTGAGGCGATGCGTGAGAATGCGAACCCTAATCAGGGAACAGACTGGTGCTGGTTCTTTGATGGCGCACTTGCTGGCCGTTGGTTTAGTGAGGATTTGTTGTTTTGTCGTAAGGTCGCTTCTCTTGGCTTTGCGATGTTTGCTCATACTGGCGCAATCCTTGCGCATAAGAAAGACTTTTGGCTTGACGATCGTCATCATGGCGAGTGGAAGTCAAAAGCACATTAGGTTCAACGGCAGGTGTTGCCCCTGCGCCTGCCGTTGTTATTTTTAGGAGTTGAACATGGCATCGAGTTATCCCAGTAATCTGGACAGCCTGACGAACCCGACCGCTTCGGACACGCTTGATTCGGCCACAGTGCCTCATGCTACCCAGCACGCGAACGCTAACGATGCTATTGAGGCGGTTCAGTCAACACTTGGCACGAATCCGCAGGGTGGCTCTGCGACCGTTGTGGCGCGTTTGAATACCTTAGATTCGACGGTGGCTGGCAAGGCTTCCACAACTCACGCTTCAACGCATGGCGTTTCGGGTTCTGATCCTGTAACGATTGCTTCAAGTCAGGTGACTGGTCTTGCAACGTCGGCAACGACTGACACGACTAATGCTTCCAACATTACCTCTGGCACGCTTGCCGCTGCTCGTGTTGCTACGTTGAATCAGAATACAACTGGTACGGCTGCGAGCTTGTCCTCTGCCTTGTCAACTACTCTTGGCGGTACTGGTGTCACTACTGGTTTGACTGTTCTTGATGGCGCGAACATTAGCAACGGCACTGTGACGGATGCCAAAATTGACACGGCTGGTTTAGCACAGTCGTCTTTGAATGGTGTTGCTATCACCGCATGGGCCGCATCAACTTCGTACACTAAGGGCGCGTTGGTTGAGTATTTGGGTGTGGCTTACCGCCGTATTTCAACTGGCACATCTGGTTCATCTTTCGATCCAACAATGTGGCAACAGGTTAGCCCGACCGCAACATCAAATGGCACTGTAATTGGTGTAGCCAATAACACACTTTTGACAACTGATTCTGCGGGCGCAACATATTTACGCCGATTGTATTTAGTGCCAACTATTACTAATTTGTTTATGAAAGTTATTAACTCGGCTAGTCCGTATCGTAGCATGTCTTTGACCGTAGATACCCCTACATCAGATTACACAATCGGTTTTCCAACCAGTGCCAGCGATGGTGGAACGATAATCACAACTGCCGACACTAACACTGTGTCCAACACAATGCTCGCTGGTTCAATTGCACAATCAAAACTGGTTCAACCGGGATGGAAATTCACACCTGCTACTGGTGTGGACATTGTGCCACGCACATTTACTGCACTAGGGCGTTCTTTGGCGAGTGGTACTGCCCACTTTGCTGCGTTTATTCCAGACACAACAATCACAATTTCATCTTTAGAATTCAGCGCAAACACTGCGGCTACTGCTAACGCAACTACACCAACACACAAATTCAATGTTGGTATTTTTACTGTCAATGCTGGTGGAACGAAACCTACATCTTTGACCTGTCAAACATGGGGACAAAGAAATAGCACAACAACAACAATGGCTGCTTTTGGTACTTTGAGTGGCACGCAATCTTTTGCTTTGGGATACACCGTAACTAATGGCACTTCAGCAACTAACGGCGCACCAACTTCAATTACTTTGAATGCAGGTACAACATATTGGATCGGCATTCATGCTTACGCAAATGCTGGATTTGCTACTGGGGCAACTATTGGTGGTTTTGCCTGTACGGCTTACCAGTTTGACCCTTACATCTGTGTATCCAATAGTTCACAATCCAGCACAGACTTTGCGGTGAGCACAAATGTTTCTATTTCAGGCGTTACGGCAAACATTCCATTTGTTAGGTTGAACCCGTAATGGCGTGCCGTTCTGGTTGTCCCACGCAGGACTGTGAATCGTATGCGGATTGTTGTAAGGGCATCAGCATTGACAAGTCGAGTTTGAAAGTTAGGTGATCCGATGGCAAGCATGAGTCCTCGCCAACCATCGACCTCTCCAACTATCGGCATTCTTTACAACGTCGCCATCGCCTACAATGCGCAC